CAATAAATCATTTATTTTGTCTGGATTGAATAGAGCTTGAGCAAAATCTTTGGTAAAATCATTCATGAAGGAGTTCTTCTTTCTGTATGTGTTTTTTTGTTCAAACCAATCATACGAGAAAGGAACTCCTTTTTCTAATGTTTAAAGAAATAAATTTAAGGAATCATTCATCCTTACACAAACTATTTTACAGTCTCTAAATGCTTGGTATAGCTTATAATAGATGTATTAGTAATTGTTATTCTTGCCTATTATATGGGGTTGATTGTTGTGAATATTTGGTCTGATGTAGATTTTGATAAGACTGCTAACCGTGTTGATAAGTTATTAAAATATAAACTTCCTAGATTAGCTAGGCGATGTGGACGTAGTTTAACTGATTTGTCTAGTCCTCAATTGTCTAGCGCTTCAAGTCATAGTAATCGCACTGATGGACAAGAGAGAATGATGGTTAATTCTTTTAGCATTGAGAAGGTTGTTGACGCAATATGCCAAACGATTATTAACTGCTCAGATAATAGTAAGCTAATATTAATAGGTAACTATATTAAGTACATCCCTCAAGAGCAATTAATTATGCAGCTACCCTATGAAAAGACCTACTATTATAAAGTACTTAAACCAATCGCACTTAATGAGTTTGCAGATCTTTATGATCATTGGCAAGATGAATGTGATGTTGAACCTGCAGATCATATTGATCTGCATGTATATGTGAAAGCTGATGCAATTTAGCTTATTTATTTTTTACCTTGCCAGTGAACTTTTAGTGGACAATCACTGGACAAACAGTGAACTTCATGCGGATTGAAACATGGCACAATATGTATTGTCGGATAGTAAAGAAAAAGGTCCGATGTCATAACACAACAATCTTAGTTTTCTTCATGTTGTTGTCTGCATTCAATTGACAACTAAATAGACATTTAAGTACAACATGATTAATAAACACTTGGAAGAATATTTTCCAGGTGTTTTTCTTTTGCAAGCATAGTGCAATGGCTAGCACAATAGTCTCCAAAACTATTAATCTAGGTTCAAGCCCTAGTGCTTGTGTTTATCAAATGAAAGGAGCCAGTCAATGCCACGAGTTCGCAGATGTCGTTTTCCAAACTGTCATGAGTTTGCGATGATGCCAAATCATTATTGCAAGAAACACATTGAACACGAAAAAGAATTGCAAGAACGCAATGAGTTTTATCGCTTGCATCATAAACGCAGCAAGCAGTCGCAATGGCGATACAATCACATCACTCGCTATCGTAATCCGGTCAAGACAGAGCAAAACAAATTCTATCATTCGAAGCAATGGCGTGAGATGCGAGCAATAGTTTTTAAACGTGATTACCATCTATGCCAGTACTGCAAGGCTAGAGGTCAATTAAATGAAGGTAACATTGTAGATCACGTACTACCAGTTGAAAGGTATCCAGAAGAAATGAAGAATCTTCAGAACATGGTCACCAGCTGTGGAAGATGCCACTACTGGAAAACACGTTTTGAAGAGCAATATTATGGCACAGGACTTCATGGTAAACCAACAGATAATCCGCCAATAACGGACGTAAAATTGATTGCTAACTTGGCGGCTAGATTGAAAAATGATCACGCTGTAAATGGCTAAAAATTCGCTTCTAAGAGATTTAAATTTTGTAAGTGTAATTATACATGAATCAAAAATAAAAAGACCCCCGCCCCGTTTTTTAACGTCTAGGGAGCCGCATCAGTGCCGTTCGCTCATGTCAAAAAGCAATTTTTAGAAAATTCTTGAAAGGGGGTCGAAAAATGACGAAAGTTGATCTATCAAAGCCGAACGTACCTAATCAAGCACCGAAATGGCTTGGAGAATACGGCAAAAGATTATATCCAAAACTAGCCACTTATCTTAATAAAAACGACAAAATTTTAAGAGCAGATGAGTATTTATTGCAGCAATATTGTTCAGCTTATGATGTTTATCGAATAGCATTCCAAGACCTTCAAGAGCATGGAATTCAACAAGCAATATATAAAACATCTCTCTCTCCTGTGGATGGTAAAGTGGTCAGTAAGGATTTCCAGGGATACAAAAAGAATCCTGCTTATCAGATGATGTCAGACTCTCTCTCAAAGCTTAATGCAATTGGAAGGGAATTAGGTCTAAGTCCTAAAGCACGCTCTGAGATGCTCGATTTGAAGGCACCAACAAGCAAAAAGAAATCAGCTAAAGAAAGTTTAAAGGAGTTTTTTGGATGATGAACTGGATTATTAATTATGCTCAATTGAAATATTTTGAAGAGATCGTTGGTTTAGTGATTTGCGGAATTGTATGTATCGTTTGGTTTGTTTTGTGGTTAATTTTATGGTTTAAGAGTCGTAAATAATGAATGAACTAATAGGCACAATATTTATTTTAATTGCTTTATTTGCGTTGATTCAGGAAGGAAAAGATTAATGCTTTATTTCAAGTTCAAAGATAGTAAATGGATCAAAGCTAAATCAAGAAATTTTGCATCTATGGTTTATGAGCTAAGCTTTGTTAGTTCTTTTACACCTTGTATGGGATTTACTAATAATGAAATTTAGACGATGATGCAAATATTTTCTAAAAAAGATTAATAAAATGTTGTTTTTGTTAATAAATAGGAGCTTAATCACAAAAAAACGTGATTTAATCCCTTATTTTGCTCATTTATATTGATTAGGAGGTGGAATATGCAGTGAAAATTGATCTAACTCAAACTCATGATGTGGGAGATGTCTACCATTCAATTGATTGGAAAGAAATTCAAGAAAAATATAATGATCCAGGAACAAAATATTGCTTTGATGTTTTAGATGGCAAGAAACAAGCAGGATACAATATTCAGTTAGCTTGCTTTCGCCATTTAAGAGACCTGCAAAGGCAAAACACTAAAGAATTTCCTTATCATTATGATGTTAAACAAGTAGATCGACTTTTAAAGTTCGCTTCTATTTCGCCTAATGTTGATACTGGTGAGCCTACTAAATTAATGGACTGGCAGAAATTTATTTTTAGTCAAATGATGGGCTGGCGTGATCGAGATGATGATAAACGATTTACCAGAGTTATTGTCTCTGTATCACGTGGGCAAGGGAAAACCTATTTGATGGCAATTTTAGTAGCTTATAGTTTTCTAATTGAGTCTTTAGGGCTAGAAAACCAAGATTATTTAGTTGCTTCCATTAACTACAAGCAAACTATGAAAATCTTTGGCTATATTAAATCAATGCTTAGAAAAATTATTAATATTGAGCCATTTAAATCATTAGCTAAAGATGCTGGCTTAGAGCTACAATCTGAACAAATTATTGAAAAGAAAACTAATAATATTTTAAGAGCCATTTCTCATGAAGCTGGACAGTATGACTCATATCACTTTAGAACTGCCGTTTTTGATGAAATTGGTGAAGTGAATACACGGCAAAGAATTTCTAAAATTATTTCTGGTCAAGTTAAGGTTAAAAACCATCAATTCGTGCAGATATCTACTGCTTATCCTGATCCTACAGTGCCATTCCACGAAGACGAAAAAATGGTTATTCAAGCTATGGAACAAGATTTCAAGCGTGAAGCTGATAGCTATCTAGGTTTAATCTGGTCACAGGATACAGAAAATGAAGTTTATGATCCTCAAACATGGATTAAGTCCAATCCACTTTTAGGCTTGCCAGATCAAAAAGAAAATCTATTGTCTGGTTTAAAAGATAAACGTGATAATGACTTATTAACTGGTAATATTGCTGATTTTGAGAACAAGAACTTAAACTTGTGGCTGAAACAATCCACAGCTAGTTTCCTTAATCTAAAAGATGTTGAAGATGCTATTGATAATGATTTTAAAGTTGATGGTAGAGAGGTTTATATTGGTTTCGACTACTCAATGTTTAGTGATAATACAGCAATCGGTTTTGTTTACCCTTATCAGGATGAAAAGACAGGTGATCCACGTTGGCACATAGCCCAACACAGTTTTATTCCTTGGCAACAAGCTGGATCAATTGAAGCTAAGGAAAAACAAGATGGTATTGCTTATCGAACTTATCCGGAATATTGTACGATTACAGCGCATCCACAAGGTATTATTAATCCAGAACAAGTATATAGGTGGCTCTTAGATTATGTTCAGAAGCATAATTTGAAAGTCGTCTTTTTTGGCTACGATCGTTTTGGTAGTTATCAGGTTAAAAACATTACTGAGAGTTTAAATGCTAACACAGGGTGGCTAATTCAAGATATTGCACAAAGAACAAGTGAACTTGCTAATCCAACAAAATTTTTACAAGAAAGTTTTACAACTGGTAAGATCACTCGTTTTGATGATCCAATTGAAGAAACAGCTCTTCTTAATGCTGTTATTAAGGAAGATAAGATTGGTATTCAAGTAGATAAGGACAAGGCTACTAAGAAGATTGATGTTGTGGATGCTGAAATTGATGCCATGTATCAGGCTATGTACAATTTTGAAGATTATGGCTTGATCAATGATAAATCTCATGAAGTTAAAAGAATGACACAGGAACAAGTGCTTAAATGGTTTGAAAATCCTGATTCTGGTCTATTAGGAGGTGAAACGGGTGATAATTAAAACGCTATTTAAAAATATTTGGAAGTTCTTAGATGTAATCCTTTATTTATTGGGCTTTGGCTTTATTGCCATAGCTCTTTTTTTATGGAATAAAATAGCAGGTTTTGCAGGTCTAGGAATTGCTTTACTTTTAACAGGCTTATTAATTGATCTACTTCCACATGGTCAGGGAGGAGGTGATAAATAATGCCCGTTTTTAATTTGAATAAAAGCAATGTATCAGGCTACAGCTTAAATGATCCTGAATTTCTTACTTTATTTAAGAACGATTTATCTGTTAGTGAGTATGTTTCCGCAGATACTGCTTTAAAAAATTCAGATATTTTCTCATTGATTTCACAATTATCAGCTGATTTAGTACTGGTAAAAATGAAAGCTGATAAAGATAGAACACAATCACTAATTGATAATCCTTCTAATCTGACCAATGGTTTTGCCTTTTGGCAAGGGATGTTTGCACAGCTACTGTTAGACGGCAATGCTTATGCCTACAGATGGAGAAATATCAATGGCGTTGATTTATATTGGGAGTTTTTAAGACCGTCTCAAGTTCAAGTGATGCTCTTAGAGGACGGATCAGGATTAACCTACAACATTAATTTTGATGAACCTGATATTCAAACAAAGGAGAACGTACCACAAAGCGATGTGATCCACATCAGACTTGTATCAAAGAATGGTGGTAAGACTGGTGTTTCACCACTTACTGGTTTAGCTAATGAACTAAATATCAAAGATGCAAGCAATCGTTTAACACTCCATGCTCTTTCTCAATCTGTGGAAGCACCAGGAATTTTAAGTGTTACTGGTGGCGGTCTGCTTGATTGGAAAAAGAAGTCAGCTAGATCACGTGAATTTATGCGTCAAGTTAATAACTCTGATAATGGTCCGATCGTTTTAGATGATTTAGAGACCTATCAACCGTTGGAAGTGAAAAGCGATGTAGCAAAACTACTGCAACAAGCAGATTGGACTGGTAAGCAAATTGCCAAAGTCTATGGTGTTCCTGATTCTTATATTAATGGTCAAGGTGACCAACAAAGTAACATCACTCAAATTGGTGGTCAATATGCTAAGGCTATTAATCGTTATGCTGGTGCAGTTCAAAGTGAACTATCCAATAAATTGAACAGCCAAATTACCTATGATGTGAGACCAGCTATTGATGCAACTGGTGATAACTTTGCATCTGAAATTGGTGATTTATCAAGTAAAGGAATTTTATCAGGTAATCAAGGACGCTATGTATTACAGCACTATGGTTATTTGCCTGATGATTTACCAACTCCTGATAAACCAATCATTCCAGTAAATGAAGGAGGTGAAGACGATGACAATAGTACCAGTCAAGGGGATAATCGTGCCTAATGATTTAACTGATATGTATACATTCTTAGGTTATGAAAATTTAACTCCTGATGATTTAAAGCAATCACTGAATGATGCTAATGGTCAAGATATCACATTAGAAATCAATTCACCTGGTGGTTACATTGATGCTGGTTCTGAAATGTATACCGATTTAAAGAAATATCCAGGCAATGTAACTGCTCAAGTAGTTGGTCAAGCTTGCTCTGCTGCTTCATGGATTGCATTAGCGGCTGATAAAGTTGAAATGTCACCAACCGCTCAAATGATGATTCATAGAGTAAGTGTTGGTGTTGAAGGTAATGTGGATGATCTTACTAGTGCATTACAATCATTAGATTCAATGGATCAAACCTATGTTGATCTTTACAGCAAGCGAACTGGTTTAGATAAACAAGAAATTTACCGTATGATGTGTGCGACTACTTGGATGAATGCTAAACAAGCGGTAGATAAAGGTTTTGCTGATTCTATTATGTTTGAAAATGATCAAGCACCAGCTGTAGTTAATGCTTATGGAGTGCCTGTTTTAAGTAGCAGTGCAATTAATAAGATCAAGACATTAATTCATGAAAAGTCCGACGATGACTCTAAACCCATTGAAAATTCAAAAGAAGATACAGATAAGGGACAAGTCAAAAAAGACTTGTCCCTTTTGTTATGGCAATAGAAAGAAGAGAACGTATGAATTTACAAGAATTACAAAATGCCTGGATTGAAGCAGGTAATAAGGTTACTGATCTCTTTAATAAGAAGGTAGCTTTACAAAAGAATTATGAAGCTGATCCTGAATCTGTTTCTGCTGAAGATATGAAGAAGGCGACTGAAGATTACAACAAAGCTGTTCAAGCTCGTGATTTTGCTAAGCAAAACTATGACGATGCTGTAGAAGCTCAAAAGGTTAACAAGCCTGCTAATAAGCCTGTTGAAAATAAGACTGAAGAAAAGTCGAAGAACATTGCTTCAGGTTTCAAGGATATGCTTAGAAACCCAATGAAGTACATGGAAAACTTATCATCAAGTTCAACTGCTGATGGCAATGCTGGTTTGACTATTCCTGATGATCAACAAACTCAAATTAACACTTTGATGCGTCAATATGATGACTTGCGTGATTTAGTAACTATTGAAAATGTTGGTACTGATCACGGTACTAGAAACATTGAACCATTCTCTGAAATTATTCCAATGGATCAATTGGATGATATTCCTGATGATTCAACTAATAATTCAGACTATAAGTGGCAAGATAAGGACATTAAGGAAGGCAATTACCCATCAGTTAAGCAACTTAGCTATAACATTCATGATTATGGTGATGTATTCTTTGCTCCAAATGATTTAATCAATGACTCAAACGCAAATATTGAAGCATGGTTAAACCAACACATTGCACGTAAGAATGTTGTTACCTATAACTCAAAGATTGTTGGTTTACTTCCTAACTCACAAAAGAAGGCTACTATCACTAAGCTTGATGACATTATTGATGCATTAGGTGAATTGGATATGGCTTTATGGGGTGGCGCTACCTTGTTAACTAACAAGTCTGGTTTCTTGACCTTAGCTAAGGTTCGTATGTCAGACGGTTCACGTGCCATGAACGTTGATCCACGTACTCAACAAACCACCTTCAACATGGATGGTATGCAATACATTAACGTTCGTGTGGTTGAAGACAGATACCTTTCTAACAACACTACTGTTGGTGGCAAGTATCAAAGCCATCCATTTTACTTTGGTAACTTTAAGGAATTTATTCACATGTACGACCGTCAACAAATGTCATTGCTTACTTCTAACATTGCTGATAAGGCATTTAGACGTAACCAAACTGCGATCCGTGCATTGAACAGATTTGATACCAAGATTTGGGATGATGAGGCGATGATTTCAGGTTCATTTGATAAGGTTGAAAGCCAACCAATGCTTATGCAAGCAGTTACTGCACCAACAAGCACTGATTCAGGTAAGTAGTAGAAAGTAGGTGATCAATAATGACCACTTATTTAAAAATTGATGATGGGCTTAAGCGCTCACTTGGTTACTTGCCTGATGATGATGCATTGGATTCTTCAGATGAAGAACGTATGGAAGCAACACTGAAAGGTGCTGAAAATTACGTTCAGGGTGCAATTGGTGAAGATGCTGATGATAGTTTTTACAAAGATGATTCAGTGTTTGAGCTGTATAAGCTAGCTGTTAATGCAATTGCAACTAACTGGTTTTTGCATCCCTCTGCTGCTGTGTCATCAACTACAGCAAAACAAATCATAGGTCAACTCCGTGGGACTTATGATGAATCAAAGGTGGTGAATGACGATGGTGCAACTTCAGAGCTGGGACAGACTAATTCATAAAATTGTGTTTGGTACTGTTGATGATACTGAAGATGATAACGGTCTTCCAACAAATGAGTTTAAACGACTCGCAAAACCTACACTATGTGGACATTGGGGATTAACTACTGGTCAAATAGTTCAAAATAAAGGGCATCATCGTGATGATTCATTTATTGTAGTTATTCATCACAAACGTGATTATGATGGTATCACTCATGCAATGCTTAACAATAAGCTTTATGAAGTGAGTGATATTAATCCTGATCCATTTCAAAATCCAACTGCAGGAGATTTGATCACTCTCACACGAGTGACTGATCGTGATGGTTGATTTAGATAAAGGCTTAAATGATTGGCTAGATAAAATTACTAAGAAAGTTAATCTATCTACCAATCAAAAAGCAGAAATCACTGGTGAAGGTGCTAAGACTTACGCTGAAGTTCTTAAAAAGAATACTCCAAAGTCTCATGCAAACTATGCACATGCAAGGTCAGCTGGTCATGGTCGTAAGTCTAAGCACATGAGAGATGCCATTACTTATAAGGCTGGTTATGAAATCAATGATGGTCAAACTGGTGATACATCTGTAGGTTGGGAAGATAAATATAATGCATTAGTCGCACGGTTTGTTAATGATGGAACACGTGATATGTCTCAAAAAGAAATATCAAATCTACATTTTAAAGACCATGCAGAAAAAGAAGCTGCAGATGCAGTACTAAAAGCTAATGCTGAAAAATTTAGGGAGATATTAGATAAATGACTACTGTTGCAAAGCAGGTAGTTGATCTTCTTAATTCTTCCAATTTTCCCAAATTGCATAAAGCCTACTCTTTTGCGGTTGGAACTAGCGAACGTACACCACGTGAATCTGTGGATGTACTCGTTAGTGAAGTGGATTTTGATTTTGATGAATCAGGCAGTAACCAATACACGGAACAGATACAACGTTTAGCGATAAACGTTTTTTATAGTAAAAAAACAACAGTAGACATGAACGATTTTGAACACTCGCTCATGTCTTTTTTTGTAGCTAATGGTTGGCAAATTGTAGCTAGTTTTGCAGGTCACACATACGACCCCAATTCTGGTGAACCAACAATTAGCTTTCAGATAAAAAGGAGAATTACATGGAACTTCAAGGTTTAAATGATTTACTTGTTTTCAAGTTCGATAAGGACGGTAAGCTTGTTACCGATGAATCAAAGGGCGGTTTGACCACCAACATTGGTAAAGATGGTGTATTTAAAATTGATTTGGAATCCAGTAAAGGTGCTACTCAAGCTAACATCACTGGTCTTTCAAGAACTGCACAAGCTGTTTACGGTTCTAACGCAAAGGCTGAACAACACTTTGGTGCATATCAAATTACTGGTACTTTCGGTGCTAACGACATTCCACATAACTTCTATGATGCAATCGTAGGTCTTGAAAAGGATAGCAAGTTAGGCTTTGGTAACATGGCTAAAGATAGTACTCCACTTGCATATGGTGGTGTTATTGCTCACTCATACAACTCAAACGTTGGCGTTGATCTTTACTTTGCATTGCCATACGGTAACTTGACTCCTGGTGGTGACTTAACTATGGGTACTGATACTGAAAACCCAACTTTGGTACACGATACATTCACTCTTAATGCCGCTGCACGTCCATCAGATGGTTTAGTTTACGAAAAATTCTATTCAGATGAAGATGGATTTAACTTTGACAAGATGCTTGATTGGATTATTTCAGGTACTGTTGCTGGTTCAGGTACTGAAGATCCAACTCACAAGAGTGCTGACCAAGGTGGTACTGGTGATCTAAAGAAAGATCAAACTACTTCAACAGGCACTCACTAATAATTAATTAGTAGGGTGGGTAGCGGTGGCAAATTAATATAAATAATTTTGTTAAGAACGGTGTGAAAGCCGTTCTTTTTCTTTTTTTGAAAGGAAAATCAATCAATGTTAGTAAAAATCAATGGTAAAAAGCTTCATTTAACTACTTTTGAAGTTGAAACAACTGTAAAAAACGTACGTGCATGTTTAAAGGCACAAAAGGTTTTTGCAAAATTATCAATTGCAATTAATAAGGTTAAAGACGATGATGACCAATCAATTCTTGATGTTTTAACAGCACAAGAAAATCTTTTGGATGAAGAAGAAAAGTTTTTGAAGAAGATTTTGCATTTATCAGATGCACAAGTAGATAAGATTGAAGATTCTGCTCCAGAAGATGTAAGTGAATTTGTTACTGATTTAATTGGAAAAATCTTACAAGTAGACGACTCCAAAAGCGACAACGATTAATGATCCTGATCCAGTACATGCCTATGAGGAAATGCTGGAAGATTTTGATTATCAAGAACAACAAATGATTGTTAATGCTCATATGTCCCTAGAAGATTATGAAAACACTGATTATTACCGTCTTGTGGAAGTAATGAGTGCAAGACCAAAGGACAAACGTCCAATGAGTCTTTGGGACTTTGCAGCAAGTTTAGACAAAACAGAAAGGAGGTAAATAAATGGCAGGAAGAATACCAGTTGGTACACTGATTACAGATATTAAATTAAACGGTGATCAGCCTGTAAAAACGTTACGAGAATTAAGGCAAGCTGTATCTAGTACTACCAGTGCATGGAAAGCTCAAGAAGCTGTTTTAAGAAGTGCTGGTAAGACTACTGAAGCGGCTGAAGCTAAGTACAAAGGCTTATCTGATGCTGTAAAAAGTCAGCGTAGATTAATTGATGGCTTAGTTGAAAAGCAAAAATCTTTAAAGAAACAGCAAGAAGAAATTGATACTTCTACAGATAAGGGCAAAAAAGCTTATGAAAGTATCAGTACTGCACTTCAAAAGAATGCTACTCAAACTTTGAAAGCTACTAGTAGATTAGAATCACTGACTAAGCAACAGGATAAGGCTAAAAACTCTCTCACTTACTACAAGTCAGGATTAGCAGAAGCTCAAAAGACTTTAAAAACCACTACGGCTGTTTCAAAATCGTATGTTGATCGTTTGGAATCTGAAGGCAATCATTATAAAGCTAATGAAGCTAGAATTTCTGGTTATAGAAGTTCGATCAGTAATTTAACTAAGCAGTATGAAATTCAATCACGTGAATTAAAACGTATTGCATCTGAATCTGGTGCAACTAGTGAAGCTTACAAGCGTCAACAGATCAGAGTGAATGAAACAGCGACTTCATTAAATAAAGCAAAATCTGCTGTTAGTGGTCTTGAAGCAGAACAAAGAAAAATCAATCCTACACCATGGGATAGATTGAAAGCTAAGATTTCTAGTGTTAATAAAGAAAGTCAAGAAACTCATAGAACCTTGAAAGAGGTATTCATGGGATCCGCACTTGGTAACACTGTTTCAAATGCTGTTTCTAACTTAGGATCAAGCCTTAAATCTGCTTACACAGAGGGTATGAACTTGAATCTAGCAATTGCTAAGATCAACGGTAGGTTCAAAGGCATGGGTATGAATACCAGACAAATTCAAGCCCTTGATAAGCAGATTGGTGAGTTAAAGTCCAATACTGACTTAGCTGGTGATTCAGCATCAAACTTACAAGCTCATATGCTTAACTGGAGTAGCATTGGTTTTAAAGGTGCTATGCAAATGGCTAAAACCATTGCAGGTGTAGGTGATAGTTCAAAGATGACTGGTCAGCAAATTGACCAAATGTCAGCTGGTTTACAGCGTGTTGGTTCTACTGGTAAAGTTACTTATTCCTCCTTGAGCCGTATTACCAAAGCTGCACCTACCTTTATGCAAGCACTAGCCAAAGGTGCTGGTATGTCAGAAAGCAAGCTTAGAGCTTTGCTTAAGACTGGTGATGTAACACAAAAGCAATTCCAAACTTGGATTGCTAAATCATCTAAGTATGCTGGTGAAAGCTTTAAAGGTTATGGTCAAAGTCAAGCTGGTGCTTTAAAGGCTATGACTGTAGCACGTCAAAAGTTGGAACAAGAATTTACTAAGCCAATTTTTGATGCTAAGACTTCAGGACTTCAAGCTTTAAAGAACATCATGACCAGTAAAGAAGTCATGAGCGGTGCTAACCAACTAGGTAAAGCGATTTCAAACGTTATTGGCTACTTAGATAAAAATAAAGGTGATATTGTAGCTATCACTAAAAATGTTGTTTCTCTAGGTGTGGAAGTTGGTAAGGCTGTTTGGAAAGACTTTGCAGCTATTATCCAAAATATTGGTAAAGCTTTAGGTATTGTTAAAGGTAATGGTAAAGATTCAAGTAGTGCATTACATACGCTTGCTACTGCTACTGCTGATTTAGCTAAAAATAAGACTGCTGTTAAGACTATATCTGATGCCATAATTGCAATGGTAGCAATTAAGGGCATTGGTAAAGTCAGTGGCGGTCTTTTTTCTATTGGTAAAGGTGCTGTTACTGCTTACAAGTCAGTTAAAGCATTAAGATCAGGATTTAAAGGTATTGAGCTTGCTGAAAAAGCTACTAAAGGTGAAAAAGCTTGGGCTAAGTTTGGTGGCGTTCTATCCAAGACTTTTAGCGGCTTTAGAAAAGTTGGAAGTAAAACTTGGACTACTGTAGAAAAAGCTGGCATCAAAGCTTGGACAGGTATTGAAAAAGGCTGGGTTAAAGCAAGCGATTTAGGTACAAAAGCTGGAAAAGCAATAGCTAAGGGTTTTAGAGCTACAGGAAATGTTTTAGCAAAGGCAGGCAAATGGAGCTGGAGCAAAATTAAGTCTGGCTTTAATTTTGCAAAAAAGTTTGGTCAAGAAGTAGGCAAAAAGATTTCAGCAGGAATTAAAGCTACTACTAAGTTCTCTATGGGTAAGCGTCTTGCTACTGGTGCTTTAGCAGGCGCTGCAGTTGCAACACCTGAAGTGATAAATGCTGTTAAGGACCGTCACAGTGCTAATGCTAGAAGTCAAGACATTGGCGGTGCTGTTGGCGCTGTCGCTGGTGGTACATTAACCAGCATGATTCCAGTTGTTGGTCCAATGCTTGCTCCAATTGGTGCAATTATCGGTAAATATGCTGGACGTTGGGGTGGTCAAGCTGTCAATAATTTCACCAAAGGTTGGCAGCGCAATAAACCGCCTAAGAAATTCTGGAGTTTAGAAAATTTAGGCTGGTCAACCCATGATACTTTTAGAAAAGTAGGTAAGTGGGGAGCAGATGTTGGTAAGAAGTTTGGTCAAGGATTAAGAAAAGGTAAGTCATTTGCTAAGAAAAACTCTAAAGAATTAGCATTGACCGCAGTTTCACCTTTGTTAGGCATTCCAGCACTGCTTTACAAGAATAATCCTAAGTTCAGAAAGTGGGCTAATGGTGTTGGTAAAAACATCAAGAGTGGTTTAAGTAAAGTTGGTAAAGCAGTTAACCACTTCAAGAGTTCATTATCCAAGAACTTTAAGAAGGCTTGGGATAATGTCTATAAACATAGTTCTAAAGGTACTAAGCAGATTATGCGGTCTGTTTCTCGTTTTGCTAAATCTTACATAAAGACTAATAGCAAAGCCAATAAAGAAACGATTAAAAACTTTGCTTCATTTAGCAAACGTTTAAAGAAAAATCACGGTGATTTGTTTAAGACCGTTGGTCAAACTGCTAAAAAACAACTTGCTATTGAGAAAAGAAGATGGTCAGCTAACTGGAAGAATATTTCAAGAACTGCTAAAGGAATTTGGAATGGTATTCATAAGAATGCTTCTGATTTATATAGGAAACTCAATTCCGCCACACATGGTGGACTAGGCAAAGTTTTTAGTGGTTTTAAGAGTTTCGGCAATTCTCTTAAAAACTTCTGGTCGAGTTTATTAAAAGGCATTCAAAGTACTTTTAGTCATGCTATTGATAACATCAAAGGTGCTGCCAATAACGTCAATAAGTTCTTCCACGGAAAACTTAAGGTTGGATCACTTCATTTAGCTAGTGGTACTGATTGGAAGAAGAAATATGGCTATCCAGCTATCTTAAATGATGGTCATGATTCACCAGCTACTAATAATAAGGAAGGAATTTTAAATCCTGATGGTTCTGTGGAAGTTCAACAGGGTGTGAATGTACCACGTTGGATCTTTCCATGGCAAGACGTTATTAATGCTCGTGATATGGCTAAGTTGTTTGGTCGATCAGTTCACCTTGCAAATGGTACTGTTGATCTTTATAGCCTTGAAACTAAGAATCCTGTTAAGATTCTTACTACATTAACTAAGCTTACTAAGAAGAAGTACGATGAAGACCGTTTGCGTCATCAAAAGCAAAAAGAACGTCATGATAAAAATGATAGTGCTACTGCTAATGAGCGTAAGCGTCTGATTAAGCATGAACAAGATGATAAGGCTGATAGAGCTAAAGTCGCTAAAGAAATTAGAGACGCTCTAAAGCGTGGTAGAAATACCAAAGGCTTAATTGCACAGCTAAATAAGCTTACTAGTCGTATCAGTCAAGAACGTAAAGCTGTTGCTAAGACCAATCCTCATCACGGTGAAACGCTTGTGGATGAAGGATTGTTACTTGGTGCTAATAGTCGAATTGGCAAGTCCAAGTGGATCAGTGACGCTTTATTTAAGAAACTTACTACTGCTCCTAAAACAAAGAAGACTAAAAAACGTAAGACCAAGAAACGTAAATCAACTAGAAGAAGATCAACGTCCATATCAAGACGTTCATATTCATCTGGTTCAAGTCGTGTTTCTGTGCCAAGTATCAGCGCTTCTGGTGCATCACTTAAAGGTTTAAGCAGTAAATCTATATCTGTAACTGCTAAGGTAAAAGGATCTAAGCAGATCAAAGCACTTGAAAAGGCTATGAAGCGGATCAAGGGTGGCACTCACAAGGTTACTGTAAAAACCAAGGGTGCTAAATCTGTTAAGTCACTCTCTAAGGCAATCAAGAAGATCAAAGGCAAAAAGAGTACTGTTAATGTAAAAACCAAAGGCACTAGTCAATTAAAGTCATTGCATAAAAACATTAATACTGTTGAAAAACGTCTTAATGTTTTAGCTAAGACTGCTAAGAAAGATAAGTTTGGCGAACAAATTTCTAAGCAGGCTGAAAAGGCTGTTAAGTCACTCGAAGGCAAAGGTAATTTCACCAAGAAAATCTCTAGCATGTCTAAAGCAACTGTTAAAGATTTCAAGTCAATGACTTCAAGTGTTGGTAAAACTACTGATAAGATCAGGAAATCAACTGAACAAGACTTTAGTAATCTTTACAAACGATCTTACCAATCTGTTAAGAGATTGCACGATGGTGTAATCAAATTAGGTACTGCTACTGCTCGTGGTTTTGGCGGTGCAATGCATAAAATGGTTGGTTATGCATCTAATTCAATGCGTGGGACAATCAGGCAAATAAATAGAGGTATCCGTGGTATTGATGCTGTATTAAAGCAATTTGGTGGTAATAGTTCTGTTATTAATCCAGTTCACTTTGCTAAGGGTACTGATGCAAACGGTCGTTTAACTCATGACACTTTAGCAGTCGTTAATGATGCTCAATCTGGTCCACGTCAAGAAGCTGTAGTAACTGATCAAAATGACATTATTATTCCTCATGGGAATAATCGTAAGATGTTATTGAGAAAAGGCTGGGGTGTACTTAACGGTACTCAAACTCAATCACTCTCACTTCCACACTTTGCAAATGGTACTGGCATTAGCAAGAAAGAACTTAGAAAGTTAGCAGAAAACAGCTTAAAGCACTTTATTGAGAGCTTTAAATCAATGTTTACCAATAATCTTCATGATGTTGGTTCTGATTTAACTAAAGATTCTACTGATTTGAGTAAACGTTCTGGCACTCACTTTGGTAATCCATGGTCTCAAGCCATGTGGACGGTTATCAATAAAGCTATTGGTTCTGGTGGTGGTTCACGTGCTAAGTTCTTGCAATATGCTAAGGATACTTTTGACGGTGTTAAGTATCAAATGGGCGCTGCGTCAAAGACCTTATCTGACTGTTCAGGTATGGTAATGCAGGCTTTACGTCACTTTGGAATTAACATTGGTCGTACTACTGTGGCTATGCAAGAATCATCAGGTGTTCAATACTTAGGTAAAAACTTATCTAAAACAGAGCCTGGCGATTTGGTCATTTTTGGTCATGGTACTGGTGCAGCTGGTCACGTTGGTATTATCAATAACCCAGCTAAGGGTACAATGTTTAACGAAACGCCGCCTTATGCACGTATCAGTAAAATATCTGATGCTATGTCAATGGGCTATGGTTACTATCGTGTTAAAGGTCTTCATGATCAATCTAAGCATCAACCTAAGATTAAGCCTAGTTTGTTAGCTTTAGCCAAACGTGAATTAGGTGGTAAAGCACTTAATTGGATTGGTGATCATTTATCCGAAAATGAAGGTGCAGTTGCTGGTAAACCTATTGGTGATCATGCTCACTGGATGAAACAAGCTCATATTCCTGAAAGAGATTGGGCAGATATTAATTACATTGTTTCTGCTGAATCTGGTTGGAATCCACACATTGTCAACCCTAGTTCAGGCACTTATGGGTTAGGGCAGATGCAAGGATATAACTTGCATTACTACACTAAACACGGTGCTAAAGGTAATGCCATTGCCCAACTGATGGGTATCATGGATTATATTCATGACCGTTATGGTACAGTTGCTAATGCTGTTCGATTTAGAAAAGCACATAATTGGTACGCACACGGTGGTATTGCAAGTTCACCAAGTATTTTTGGTGAAGCAGGACCTGAAATGGCTGTTCCACTGATTCCAAGTAAATCCACAAGAGCGTGGGAATTGATTGGTAAAGCTGTAGGTATTCTTAGTGCTAACAGCAATTTAAGTGCTAACCAACAACGTATTTCTAATAAAGATGAAAAAGATGAGCATGACTTATTACAAGCCATGCTTTTAGTTTTGCAAAAAATGAGCGCTCAAAGCCGTGATATTCATATCACACTTGAAACTCCTGAAGGTCGCAAGCTGTGGGAGTTAGTTGAGCCGTTCTACAAGCAAGACCGTAGACAAGACATGATTAAAGAAAGAAGGGGATTAAGTGCAAGATTTAGATGATAATGTGAAGCTGATTTTTCAAGATCATGCTTCAACAGACTTTGGTATGGTCGTTCAAAAGCCATGGGATTTGATTCATCCAACTCCAGATATTGATCTAACGCACATTAAAGGTAGGAATGGAGATTTTTTACAAAATAACCAATCTTATCAAAATGTGACTGAAACCTTTAATCTGCAAATCCTTAGACCACCTGAACGTGGTTGGTTTGATTGGGAACGTTCTGTAACCGATTGGCTCTCTGCTCCAACTGATCCTGATGGACGGATGAAGTATCAATATCTTAGATTTACTGCTGATCCTAACTGTGTATTCAAGGCAATTGTCAAAGATCCGTTTACTGTTACTAAAGATGTAACTAGTGATTTTGTTGGAATCTGTGCTATTCCTTTCTGCTGTGAACCGTTCCAATACAGAATTGACGGCATTGCTTATATTCCACTTCCTGATAGTGGAATTGTAGTAGGTGAAGAAAAGTGGTCTGCTATTCCAGATTGGCACTTCATAGCAAATGGTAGTTTCACTTTGTATGTCAATGACTTGCCTTACACGTTTGAGAATATGGAAGGTGAATTTTGGCTTAGTGGCGCTACTGGTGATACTTATGATGCAGATGGCAATCTATACAATACACAAACTCATTTTCCTAACCTTGATCCTCCTAAATTGTGGAAGGGTCAGAATACTATCACTGTTACTGCTGAAACTGGCACTACTATCACTAAAGCTGAATACAAACCAAATTGGAGGAGGTTGATCTAATGAAATTAACTGTAGGTAAAATTCCTGAAGTTGATTATGGTGACTACTCTGATTTGATGACAATGCCACATCTTTATGACAGTATTGCCAGTGATTTTACTAGTAGCGGTATTCCACTTCCTGATGCAATTGATTGCCAGGTAAATGGAAATTCCAATCAGTTTTGGTCTTTAACTATGACTTATCCAAGATCAGGATTGCACCAAAAGGAAATCCAACCTAACAAATGGATTATGGAAGACTGCGATCCTAAACACGTGCATCAATGGTTTAAGATCATTCACATTACTCCTGAACTAGACAATGTAGTAGTTGAAGCGGAACACATTAGTGCGTTACTTGTTAATTCTACTGTTGCTGATGATATTCAATTAAACGGTGCAACTGCACAAGACTTAGGCAATCAAATCCTTAATCAAATGCAGGAGCAGAGAGAATTTACTTTCTATTCTGATGTTAACAAAGTAAGTAAAGTGAATATTCAAGGTGGTCAACAAGCAAGCAATTTGTTCATTGATCCTGATCAGGAAGGTGATACTGCTACTCAATCAGTTTTAGGACTGTTTGGTGGTGAATTTGATTTTGATAACTGGAATATCAGACATTCAAAATGTATTGGACGTGATTCTGGTATCAAGGTTACCTATGGCAAAAATATCAAAACCACCTTTAGTCAAGATAAGAACATTCAGAACATGTATACTGGTGCAGTATTTGTCGCTAAGTATGTACCAGGTCAAGCAATTGCGAAAAATGATTGGCAAGGCTGGGCTACATGGGAAAGTACTTACGATTCAGTAGGTATCACTTACATGGCTGGCGGTAATATCAATATCTATGATTGTCCTGTAGATGGTCAAAAGATCATTGGTACTTTGCAAAACGGGATGAAACTGCACTTAGGTCAGATTGTTAATGATGGTTCATTCACTCCTGATGGTAAATATCAAATTAACACTGTTAATAGCGATAGCTGGTATCCAATTGCACAAAGTGATGGCGGTGGTTGGATTGATTCTAAGTGGATCAATTTTGACACATCAGGTGCTTATGCAATTAACAATGTCAGTGGGATTGTAACTGTTAAGAGCAGTAATCCGCTTGATAGTGAAGGCATAGGTAGTCGTGTTACTGTTCATGGTTCTGCTGTTGTAGCTTACGGTAAAGGTAAATCAATTAGAGTATTTTATTCACCTGAAATTGGTCCTGATCATCATCCTGTTAAGTCACTAGGTCAAGACTGGACTGTTAAAAATGGTACTGTTATTGATTATGACATGATTGAACGTAATTCAAATGGTGATTTGTGGTATCGCATTGGACCACATCAATGGTTATTCGGTCCACACTTATCACTTTCTGAAGAAGGCAGCTACCGTCAATACAGCAACTCTGGTTATGGTTATGTTAAAGATGGTGCTGTAAAGTATCACTTTACTAAAGACCATAAAATGGTGTCATCAAATACAACAGTTATTAAGCATGGATCACAGAAAAAGGCATGGAAATGGGTAGGCAAAGGAAAGCATAAACATAAAGTTGCTAATGGTTCTTATTGGAAAGAAAAAGAAAAGAAGGTCAAAGTTACTGCTAAAAAAGGAATGTCTACTATTGATAAGACAATCACTCAAGGCGGTAAAACCTACATGCATACAAGCCATGGTTGGGTAGAATCTGGTTCAATCAACTACACCAAAGACGGTTCAGTTAAACCACATAGTTTTGACGACTTCATTAATAATCAACTTAAGGATCATTCTAAGGTTGAAATTTATGCAACACCTGATAGTAAGAATGCTTTAAACTGGTCAATTCCTAATGGCGAGACATTCACTGTTGTTAATGGTCATGAAGCTAAATCTGGTGATGGTAAGACATATGTTGAAGTAACTTACAAAGGAAAAACTGGATGGCTCTGTGAAGATGATATTGATGACAAAAATTCAAATATTACATCTGCAGATGCTGATACAGATAATTCCGCTGATACTGATACCAACTACAACGCAAATGTTGATCAATCTAATAAAGAAGTGACTGTTAAGGTTGGTCCGCTTTACGCTGAAGGATTTGGTGTAAATCCTAACATTGATAGCGTTAATACGGTTGATATTAGCAGCTACTTCAAACATGACGATCAGGATTTATCAGGTCAGCAAAGTGACGGTAGCTTTGTTGCTACACAAGCTGATATTGATCAAGCTACTGAAATTGGTAAGAACTATCTAATTGAACACAGATATGGTCATATGCAAGTTCAGACATCGCTTGATTATCAAGACATGTCAGACAATGACCAAGACTTTACTCAATTGAGCCTTTATGACTATGTTGATGTAAGTTTCCCAGCCTATGAAATTACAGAAAAAGCTGAAGTTACAGCTACAACGTGGGACTGTTTAGCCCACGTTTTTTTGAATGTAACTTTAGGTGATTTGCCTATTAGCTATGAGCACCTACTTGTTCAAGCAAGTGAAGATAGAACCAATGAAAAAATCACTTCCACACGTCAAGCCATTGCTAGATCGAATAGTTTCATTGGAGCTGTTCACCACGCTTTAACTCTACAAGGTGCATCCCAAGACCAAGCATGGAAAAATTTGATGGAAAAATTAGGTGATGCTCATTACACCACTGACAAAAATGGTAACAAGACTTTAGTACTTGATGAATCAATTCAGGACTTTGCTAACCATATGAAAGAAATGGCAGCCAATGTAAATAATTTTGATAATTATTTAAAATCAGGCGGAGGTGGAATGCTTGAACCGATTTCTGCTGATGGCTCTACCAGTTGGAACGATGTAATGGCTATTAGAGCCAAAAACAGTGACGGTTCTTACATGGACTTCGATGGTTTAGGTCTTAGTTTTCATGATACTAATGGCACACCACATGCACTCTTTGGTGTGGATGATTCCACTGGTGAAGTAACTGGTAATTTCTTCGTTGATCAAGCTCACATCCCTATTTTGGATGCATCACACATTGATACAGATAGTATTCACTCATTAGGTAATATTACTGGTCCACTGGTAGCTGGTAATGTAACTATCAACCCTGCTGGTGGTAGTTCCGCAAATATTAATGTTGGTAGTGGTACTGCAATCAGCGATGGGGATATTTCTACTGGAACACTTACTGCAAGTGAAGGAATATCAACCAATGAAATTAATATCAATGGACTTATTCAAATTAGAAATAACACCATCACATCGTATGGTAGCGGTCCTGGTGGTACTGATGAACATGTTGTATGGACCTCAGGTGAACACAGAAATTTAGGTGCTTTCATTAACGCTCATATCAAGTCATCTGCAATTATTAATGGAAGGATTTAAACAATGAAAACTAAAGATGAAGCTGTTGCACAAAACCTAGGAAGCATCATTGCTAACCAGGCGATTAAAATTGCAAATTTAGAAGTGAAAAATGAAGACTTGCTTGCTAAAAATTCCGAACTGCAAAACATTGTTAGTTCTTTAAGAAAGAAGGCAAAATCGAGTGAGCCTAAGACCGATAACATTAAAAACGGATAAATCAATAACCCCCGTGTCAGACGACACGAGGGTTTTACGTTCCACTGAAAAAGGTTTAGTGCTGGATGTAACAATTTTAAATGAAGATGATTCACCATACGATCTAACAGGTAAAAATGTTTCATTTTCAGAAATTAAAGAGAGTGATCGTGTAGTTGCTGATGATGGTACTGGTGAGCAAAGTGGTAAATTCAACATGATTGATCGAACTAAAGGACACTTTAGTTATCAAATGACTCACCAATGTTATACAGCCAGTGGCACTTGTTTCTTTCAAATTAAGCAAGGCGACACTATTGTTGATACTACACAAGATTTCTATTTTCAAGTTAAAGTTGATCCAACTGTTAAGCCTATCAATGATAGTTATGTAAGTAGTCTTATTGCTATGGAAAACCACCTGCTAGGTGCTACTCAAAAAACACAAGCTACTATTGATCAATTGAATAAAGATTCAAGTAATGCACAACAACAAGCACAAGCAGTACTTACTAAAATTAACAGTGATTTTACTGATTACTCTATTAAATACAATAAATTATCTAGTGATTGGACTGCTGAAGCTAAATCAATTCAAGACGCTGCAAATCAGCAATTAGCTAATCTTAAAACCAGTAATCAAGCTGACATAACTGCAGCTGTTAAGTCAATTACTGATCAACGTGATGCTGCTTTAAAACAGTTAAACGATGATAAGACTAAAGCACTTGCTGATTTACAGGCAGACTACAACGCATGGAAGACTTCCACAGTTAAAGATTTCAATGATACTGTTCAGCCACTTAAAGACAGCATTAGTGAAAATGACCAAAAACTTACTACTGTAAGTAAGCAAGTTTCTGATACTGTAGTGTCAATGGATTCCTTGAAACAACAGTTTGACAAGGTAGACTTTTCCAAGTTTGTTACAGGGGACACCATTAAAAATTACTACACTAAGGAAGAAACTGATTTAAGACTACAACAAGCTGGTAAGGTAAAATCTGTAGATAATATTCAACCTGATTCAAACGGAAATATTAATACAGACCACTACACTAAGGATCAAGCAAATCAAAAACTTGCCACTAAGCTGTCGTTTGTCAAGAGTGACAGCCCTCAAGCGGCTTATGAAGCAAGTTTTAAACCAGCAGCAGATGGTTCACCAGTCATTGCAATTTATGACATGAATGATGAGCCTGGCGAAGCTGTTATTGCTGGTCAAAAAGTTACAATCAGTACTTTAAATGACGCTATTAAGGCTCTTCAAACTCAAGTGAGTGGCTTAAGTGGTTTGCAAAGCGCTGTGGACGGTAAAGCCGATAAAGCAACGGTATTTTTAAAGACTGATGCAGACAGCTTAAAGAATCAGCTTGAATCTGAAATTAGCAACGCTGGTAAGCTTAAAACTATCACTGTAAACGGTGGCGCAAAGATAAGCCCTGATGATAGTGGCAATGCTAATATCACTGTTGATTTATCAAGCAAGGTTAACCAAACGGATCTGAATAACACTAACAACAGAGTTACAGCAATTGAAACAGGATATATGAAAAAGCCTACCGTAATTAGTAAAGCTGACTACGATAAGCTTGCTACTAAAGATCCAAATACGTTGTATGAAATAACAGAATAAAGAAGGTGACCGTATGGCTTTAACGATAAATGGCAAAAAAGTTCTAGGTTATGCTCTAGGTGAAAATGAGTTTCTTAATGGAAATGGAGCAGAAAACCTAAATATTTTTTATATTGGTGGTGATAATAACAGTGAATGGAACCATCAATCTTTTACTATTGATATGACAAAATATTTTAGTCAAGCTGATGTAAAGTATTCGGATGTTCAATATTACCAAATTATTGTAAAGGTATTTTATCAAGATGCTGGCAATAATACTCTTGAAAACAATTTTCGCACACCGTTATTGAAACGCGGTGAAATAAATAACAAGCGAAGTGATAATGAAGGCAGTCCCGGAGCTATGTCAGTTTGGTTTACGGACAACACCACATTAGCTGTCCGTACAAAATCCGATTATGACGACACTTTAGGCTATTCATATACTAATCTGGTATTGGCGGTGTATGGCTTTACTTCTCAAGATGTAGGTGCTGGTCTATAGATGGCAGCACCCAATAGATATTCATCGAAGAATTAAAGCTGTCGTTCATGATAAACGACAGCGTACTTAAGCGATACATTCGCTTATTTTTTATATCTTAGAAAGGAGTTTTTATATGGCTAATATTTTTGCACCTGGTGGTCAAGAATTGGCATTAGCAAAAGACATTGTTCGACCTAATTTGCTTGCTAATTCTAAAAAATGTGAGATAAGAACACCAGCAGGAAATATACAGTTTGGCAAATTCATTACCCTAAACCCTAATAATTTAGGATCAATATATTTAACTGATGCAGCTTCAAATAAAGGTATTCACAAAGACGCAACTACTTATTTGCCAATAGAGCAAAACACATATTATGCTCAAACACTATGGTTTACCACAGATGCTCAAGTTATTCTTAGTAATTTTGCTTCAAATTACATCTTTTACTCTTCAAATGGCTCTCGATATCTCTTGTCAGGCGTAGAAGCACATCAAATTGTTGGCAATCAATATAAAGTATCTGGTTATTTTAATTCCAAGACAAATAGCGACTTTAATCTTGGCTATATTGGCAATTTTTCTCAATGTTTGAAAATCGCATCAACTGCTCAGGTTAGATTTGATGCTTTAAAAGTAGAAAAAGGTACTGAATCAACAGACTGGTGTCCTGCCTATGATGATTATGTAATGCAATCTGATTTAGATGATCTTAAAACACAAATTGAGCAATTAAAATCAAAATAATTGAAGCCCACGATGGCTATTTTTTATGCAAAAAGCATAGTTAATTAACACTGTCGTTGATATTGAACGACATACTTATTTAAAGAAAGGAAAATAAAATGGCAGAATTAAATGAAAATACATTTTGGATCTCTGGAATTATTAATGGAGAATACAGAGAGTGTGATGGTCCATATACCACCACAAAGGATATGAGTGATAAAGGCTATCCTTATGTAACTAAAACTCCAAATCCAAACTTTACACATCAAAAGTATGACTACACAGCTCATGAATGGGTAGACACTTCAGATGATGCTTTACTTCACACTGTGGAAGATGTAAAAGAGGCTGTTACTGAATTAAAATCAAACAGTCAGTCAAATACTCAATCAAATGATCAACTTGATAAGAAATTAGATAAGCTTACTACTTTGGTCATTATGTCAAATGTTCAAGTAGGTGAAATTAGAAAAGAATTACAAGCGGTTAAGGCTCAAAACCAGTCTGCAGCTGCTACTCAACCTACTGAACCAACACAAAACACCACACCAGAAGTTGAAGGAGGTAATAAGTAATGTTTGAGATTTACAAGTTTGAATTTGATAACGATTTTATCAGTCAAGATGAATTAAGAAGTTACATTGATATGGGCTTAATCAGTGAAGCTGAATACCAAGAAATCGTTGGTGGTAGCAATGAAGAAGCTAAACCAGTGGAAGGCTAAATTAACAATTAGAAATTGTGAACTGCTAATTGGTCTTTTTATTTTAGGTAAGGGTGTTTGGCTGTTTCATGATAGCCACTATTTCATTTATCCTCCACAGTTTGAGAATATTGAAAACAGCAGATACATTGACTGCTTCCTAATTTTGTTAGGAATCTTGTTAATGCTATCTGCTTTTTTAGTTCCGTATATTAACAATATTAAATACAAAATCATACTAATTATTGCTAGTAAAGTATTTCTTGTAATAGTTGGTATTGTTTGTATGGTTTTAGCATTATTGCAATTAACGCATGGCATCTTTACTACATTCTATCGAATGGGGCATTCAGCATGGGGAGATCTGATAATTTTTGGATTTGTTTATCTAACTGCTTGTGATGCCTGAAAGTGGGTGTCATGAGTGAATTGGGGATACATTATTACAGCAATTGGTGGTGTGATCAGTGCAATAACTCTTTTTTATAAAGCATTTGATAGTAGCAAGCAACAATCACTCACCACACTGTTACGGCAAAAGGATGAAGAAATTAAGCAGAAAGAACAGGATGCTGAAATCTACAGAAGAAAATGGTTAGATGCCGAAAAAGACAATGATGAATTAAGAGAGAGGTTAAAAAATGACAATTAATCAAATCATGGATTTAGTAATCACAATTTCAAGTGTAGCTTTGGTAGTAATTGTAGCTATCTATACTAAACATAAGGTAGAAATTGACCGTAAAGCTATGCAAGGCAATGAACTTGCTAAAGCTGAACAATTAGTGGCTAAGACTGTTGAACCGCTTGTATATCAAGCTGAAAAATCAGGCGGTGATGGTGATACTAAGTTTACTCAAGTATTGAACACTGTACTTGGTATTCTTGATTTAGCTCACTTACCACATCCTTCAAGCCAATTTATTGGCGGTGAAATTGAAAAGAGTGTAGCTGCTATGAAAAGAACACAAAATTTGATTGATACTGTAGAAGATAAGCCAGTAGACCAAGATAAGAAGGCTGATACTA